CTTCACAGTTGAAGGCGTCGCAGAGCGAGTTGAAAGGTAAGACGGTGTCGTTCTTTTTGACTCCAAAAGGGCAGAAGATTTTGGATGATGATTCGGCGGTCATCTATGTTTCGCGTGACGGCTATGTGATTGACGGTCATCATCGTTGGGCGGGCAAAGTGTTCCAAGACTTGAAGGACGGAAAGACAGGCGATGTCAAGATGAGGGTAAAGGTGATTGACATGCCCATCATGGAGGTGCTACAAGCCGCACTTGACTACAGTGACGAAATGGGTATCAAGAGGAAGAAAGGATAATGGTCTGATGCGTTTGGCTGACGAGATGCTCCTTGCTCAGATTCGGGAACGGTTGTTGAGCCACATCCCCGATGACCAGTGGAAGTTGGTTGAGCAGGAGGTGGACAAGGCTGGTGGCGTGCGCGAGGTCGGCGGATACACGGGCGTCTTGTTGACCGATGCGATGAGCAAAGCCTCTTTTGGTGGCGACCGTAGCGCGGCAGGCAGGTACGCGGCGGAACAGCGTTGGAAAGGTCATCAGAAAGGTGGCACCAATCCGCAGAGCAGTAAGCGTCCAACAATGGAACAACGCCGAAGCCAAGCCGCACGGTCAAATCGGAAGAAAAATAAAGAAAACATGGCGAGAATACAGGAAGAGCGTGGGCTGAACCGTTTTGGTGAGCCGCGTAAGCGCGGCAAAGACATAGATGACTTGTCTGCCGCTGACCAAAAGGAGTATGCGGACAGGATGAGTGCCGCTCGGACAAGTGAAGAGCGTCGGGCGATTGCACAAGAGTTCAAGGACCGAGCCAAGTATCCTGGCGTCACCACAGTCGTTTCCGATGCGACATTCGCCAATCTTCCCAAGTTACCAGAACGCACTCCAGAACAACAGGCTCGGATTGAGGCAAATGTGCGGGCGATACTGGCGGAAAGAGACCAGAAGCGTGAAAGGGAAGCAGGCGCGTTGCGCGGTCTGAAGGACACGCCAACCTACAAGTTGAATGTTGAGACGAGCAAGGCTGAAATGAAACGCGGTGATGATGGTGTGGCTCGTTTCCGCGGTTCTGACTTGAAGGCTTTACGCGAAAAACTAAAAACAGAAGAGGATGTGCTTGAGGGGTTTGAGAGCGGAAAAATACGCTCGCGTCAGATTTTCGGTGGCGGTCCGCTTAGTAGGAACAACACGGAGACGCGGGCAATCTTGCAGGCGCGTGTCGCGAGCGCGAGGGCTAATGTGCAGGCAATGGAGGAGTTTGAGGACGAAACTTCGCCAGGGTATCTCTCTTCGTAAAATCGTCGCAACTTATTTTTTGTAAAAGTTTTGAGCCAAGCGTGGCAAGGGTTTTATTTTTGCTAAGCGCCGTTTTCGGTGCTGTTGACCGTTTTGTGGTACAGGCATCCGCTAGACTGTGATTGTGGAGGAAGGAGACCACATGACATTCAACCGAGGAGACACCGTCTACTGGAGCAAGGAACCGAAAGGCAGATTCGTGTTCTTGGGCGTCAACCGCGACGGTTCGTATCACATCGTCGGCGGCGAGACTGGATACTCCAGCGGACGCAACGCCCTGCCCGAGCATGTCTCGGTCGTCCCCTTTGAGGGCACCGACCAACTGCTGTTCTATGCGAAGCAAGAAGAGCACTTCGCCAAAGAGGTGACGGTGGCGATGCTCGCCGAACGGTTCACCCTGCCGACCTCAACGGTGAGCAGGTTCTTCCGAGAGAACCCGCATCTGTTCCGCAAGACAGGGCACGGTAAGTATGAGGTTCGCGGGCACGCGGACGAGGCGCGGGCGGTTGCGGAGCGTGGGAAGATGGCAACCCAAAGGCGCGTAAAGAAGGTGCGGGCTTAGCGCCTGCTGTATCATCGCTCGCATGTCCAGCGGGCTGTACTTCGTGCTTGGTTCAACCGTCTCGGTGTTGACGGTGTTCGTCGTGCTCGGGGTGTTGTTGTATTTGCGTCATCGCAGTGAGCAACGGTTCAATCGGGCGATGGTGGTCATGGAACAGATGACCGAGAATGAGGAAGCCAAGGATTTGTTGAGCATGACGAGTTCGGTGTCTTACGGTTTGTTGTTGCGCCAAGCCATCTTGGAGCGATGCGAAGGTGTGGAGGATGACGATGAGCGGTTGTCTCTCGTGGATGATTTGGTGGAGATTGCGGAGGCGTATGGTGACGGGTTGGTGAGGCGTTCCAAATCCAGCCACTACTAAACCGCCCTTGACGGTACGGCTGATGCGACTGCTGTTCTACACTCACATCTGTCCAGATTCGGAGCAACCAGTTGAGCAAGAAACAGCGAAAAATGGTGGCACTGAAAGTTCTTGAGACGAGCGGTGTAGACCACCCCGCCCATCTTGACGAAGGATGGATAGTAATGAAGAACGCAGGAACCACAACGGAGGCAACCGTGTCAGAGAACACCGAGACCACAGCCCAAGAGATGGAGCCAACGCTGGAAGAGGCGTACATTGACCGCATCGTTGAGTTGGAGAAGTCGCTTGCGGCTTCCGAGAAACTCGTCGCCGAAATGACCGAGCAGACGGAAAAGGCGAAGAAGAAGATGCCCGACTTCATCCAAGAGAAGATGGATGCCGCCAAAGAGGAGGAGGAAGAGGAAGAGGAAGAGGACGAGGAAATGACCTACAAGGCTCTCGTCAAGTCGCTCCCCGAGCCTGTCCGCGAGATGTTGAAGAAGGCAGAAGATGCCGCCGCAAAGGCAACCGAGGAACTCCGCAAGGAACGCGATTCCCGTCGCGACGAAGAGTTCGTCAAGAAAGCCGCAGGCTGGTCGCACCTGACCGTCAATGCCCAAGAGTTCGGTCCCGCGCTCCGTCGCCTGACCGACACCGACGCCACGCTCGCCGAGCAGGTGGAGAAGGTTCTGGAGGCTGTCAACGCGCAAGCCGAAAGCGCCGCAATCTTTACCGAAATCGGTCGCGGTAGTCGCCCCGACGAGGGCAGTGCCTACGCGAAGGTGCAGGCACTTGCCAAAGCCGCCCACACGGCGGGCGAGTTCGCCACCGTTGAACAGGCGGTTGCGGGAATCATCCACAAGAATCCAGACCTCTATGCGGCTTACCGCAACGAGCAATAACCAAGGAGCACACTCATGGCATACGAAGTAGCGGGCTACGCCCTACGAATCACACTCCCAGCGGGAGCGGACCTGTCGGCGAAGCAGTATTTCTTCGTCAAGGTCAACTCATCGGGGCAGGCGGTGCTCTGCTCAGCACTGACAGACAAGCCGATTGGAGTCCTCCAGAACAATCCCGAGAGCGGCGAAGAAGCGGCAATCGTGGTCGTTGGTGGCACCAAGGTCATTGCCTCGGCTTCGTTGGATGAGGGAACCCTCATCGGCACGACCGCCGCGGGCAAGGCTGGCGCAAAGACCCCAGGAACCGACACCACGAACTTCGTGGTCGGAACCGTAATCCTCGCGGCTGGTGCAGACAACGAAGTGCTCACGGCAGTCGTCAACTGCGCCAACCCGCACCGAGCCGCCTAACTAGAAATCTCACAACAGGAGAACAACCATGCCACAGCCAACATCCTCACAAGTCCATGTTGATGCGATTCTGACGAACATCAGCGTCGCCTACATGCAGATGCAAGAGAACTTCATCGCGAGCCGCGTGTTCCCGATTGTTCCCGTCTCCAAGCAATCCGACAAGTTCTTCACCTACACGAAGAATGACTGGTTCCGCGACGAGGCACAGCGTCGCGCCGATGCGACCGAGTCGGCGGGCGGCGGCTACGGGCTGTCAACCGATTCGTACCAGTGTGATGTGTTCGCCTTCCACAAGGACATCGGCGACCAGACTCGCGCCAACGCGGACGCACCGATTCAGGTTGACCGCGAAGCCGCAGAGTTCGTCACTGGGCGCCTCATGTTGAAGATGGAGACGCAGTTTGTCTCCTCGTTCTTCACAACGGGCGTTTGGGCTACGGATGACACACCCACCAACCTTTGGAGTGACTACACCAACTCCGACCCGCTCAACGATGTTGAGGAGGGCAAGGCGGAAATCCTCTCAACCACGGGCTACGAGCCGAACACTCTCGTCCTCGGCTACGAGGTATTCCGTCAACTGAAGAATCACCCCGACTTGGTGGACCGCATCAAGTACACATCGGCGCAGACATTGACCGCAGAGTTGATGGCGAGCCTGTTTGACATCCCGCGTGTCATGGTGGCGAAGGCTGTCAAGGCGACGAACAACGAAGGTGGCACCCAAGCCTACGACTTCACCCACGGCAAGAACGCCCTCCTGACCTACTCGGCTCCCTCGGCTGGGCTTCTCCAGCCCTCGGGCGGCTATGTGATGTCGTGGACTGGCGTGTCGCAAGGTCTCGGCGCCACTGTCGGCACCAGCCGCATCCGCATGGAGCAGTTCAAGGCTGACCGCATTGAAGCCGAAATCTCGTTTGACATGAAAGTCATCGGCGCGGACCTCGGCTACTTCTTCAGCAACTGCGTTGCCTAGTAGGAGACTCAGATAAAAGCACCTCGGTTCAAGTGACCGTTGTGTCCCTGAAAACGGAGGAAACATGGCATACAGAGTGACCAAGCCAATCCCGAAGGGTGACGGCACGGTGATTGCAACTGGGTCGTTGGTGGATGCCGCAAACTGGCGCAATCTTCGTTCGCTCATCAGTGGGCGTTATCTGGTTGAGGTGGTTGATGCGACCGTCCCGTCACCGCGACCCGTCGCTGAGCGCGTCGCCGAGCAGGCAGAGGTTGTCGTTGTGGAGGAGGACAATACGCGCAAGACTCGCAAGAGCCGCAAGCGCAACGATGCCGAGGAGTAAGCCGTGACTTGGTCGTACTCTGGTAATCCCTCCAACTCGTCCAACGACAAAGTTCGTTTTCTGTGTGGCGACACCGATACGAACAATCAGCAGGTTTCCAACGAGGAGATTGCCTTCTTGTTGACGGAGTGGAACTCGGACTGCTACCTGTCGGCGGCGTTCGCGTGCGATGCGATTAGTGGCAAGTACTCCGCAAAGGCTGACCTTTCGCGTTCGGTCGGGGATTTGTCTATCTCCAGTCAGTACGGGGCGCAGGCGAAAACTTTTATGGAGCGTGCGGCATCGTTGCGGGTGTTGGCTGTTCGTGCGGCGCCACCATCGGTCAACTTTGACACCGACACTTTTGACGGCGAGTTTGATTTCTATGTTGGGATGGATGAGAACCTTGGTACCTCAACAACGACGCCTCCGCTTAGTCCGTTGACGGGATGAGCCGTGACAATAGAAGCCGCATTTTTGGATTTGATGCCGTCTACGGTCACGATTTTTGGCAAGACCGCCACTGACGCCTACGGCAAACTTTCGTTTTCTGATTCGGGTACGGCGGTGAAGTGCCGCATCCAACCATCGGATGATGTCGTCAAGACGATGGACAATCGCACCGTTGTCAGCCGAGGCACCATCATTTTCTACGGTACGCCGACGATTACCACCGATTCCAAAATCTTGTTACCTGACAACACGATTCCGTTGATACTGACGGTGCAGGTACACAATGATGACACTGGAACCCACCACACAACGGTCACATACTCGTGAGCAAAAAGTTGATGCACATTGAGGTGACGGGATTGCGCGATGTTGCGGCAATCCTCCACGCGGGGGACAAGAAGGTGCTTGATGCGACCAAGGAAGCCCTGTATGCGGAAGCCCAAGTGATTCTCGCGGAGTCCAAACGACAGGTGCCGTTCAGGTACGGAGTCCTCTCGGGTTCGGGGATGGTGCATGAGCCGTATCAGGTTGGGAAGAAAGCGGCGGTGGAGATTTCCTACGGTGGGGGCGCCGTTGATTACGCATGGGTACAGCACGAAAATCTGAAGTTCCGCCACGCCCCAGGACGGAAAGCGAAGTATCTTGAGGACCCTGTTGCGGATGCTCGCGACCGTCTTGGGCAACGCATCAAGTTGCTCGTCGGGCACATTCTGCGCCGTAGCGGTGCCGTCCCACCGTGGCTGGATTCTGACTACAGCGAGAACGAGGAGAGCGACTGATGGCGATTCTTGATGCGTTGGGCACTTACCTCCAAACACAAGGGGAAGGCACCTTGGCGACCAACATCTTCCTTGCGCGTATGCCGTCCGACCCCGATGCGTGTGTCACGCTGTACGAGGACTCTGGCGTCGGTCCCGACTACACCTTCGGCGATGGTGTGAAGGCGATTGACCACCAGCGGATTCGGGTGTATTGCAGGGCGGCTCGCAACGAT